TCTAATTGTCTGGCTTTAACATATTTATTTAATGCAATAACATATGATTCAGGTTCAACGTCCCTAATATATAACCAAGCAGCAAAAACTTGATAACCTTTGTAGTCATCAACTTTTTGTCTGACAACTTTTATATATTCAGGATCAGTAACACCAATATGTTTGCAAAGCGCTTCAATATCTTCTTTGATACCAGATATTATAATTCTATAACTTAATTTTTTCATTTTACACTGGAGGCATGACTGGAGTCCATTCAGGTCCAGCTAAAATTTCTAAAATTTCTTCGTAGGAATAAATTTGTGTTTTTGTAGTTAAAAGAGAAATACAAGCAGGTTCTTCATTTTCCCACTTGACAAATGTTTTAGTGCCATCTACTGACAATCTCAATGTATCTGGAGAAGTTTCTAACACTGTAGAAAAATCAATTAATGGAACTTCAGTGACATCAAAAATAACAAAATTTCTATTCATTATAAAACCTTAATACTGTAATTTTTCTTCTTATCTGAAAATTGCTTTACTGGCATATCCATAGCTAATGAATCATCTACCAATTCTTCTTTTTCCCAAGAATGAGCTGATGGATTGCCTTCTTGAATAATTTCCATAATATGCTGAACTTGAGTGTCATCAATTTCACCAGAGTTAGACATCTCATCTAATACTCTCATCAACTCTTCATGCTCATCTGCATTGACAAAAGAATCATCCACTAATTCTTCTTTTTCAGGATTGTTAAAATCGTAAGCCAATCTTGTCAAGGAATTAGCATCACTAAACATTCCAATAGTATCTAAATCATTCGCAGTTTTTAATAACTTTGCAATTACATCTTTCATTTTTTTTCTCCTAAAAAACTATAGTTTTATTCATAATCCGAATCTAAAAGCCCTTGACATATATAATTCGAGATCATAGCCATAGATATAATAAAGCCAATTGCAAGAATTAAAACCAAAAAAAGAAGAAATTTTATAAATAAAATGAAAGAATATAGCATATCAAATTTATACAAATGAGGTTCGACTCAAAGTATTATTGAAAAAAGAAAAGAATAATTAAGAAGAGGTGATTCTTATGGCTAAATTTATAAAAACTGCATTACTACAAACAAAAGAAAGAATGGACACTCAAGAAGAACAACTTGAGGAAGTGAGAACTGGAGATAGTTATGAAACACTTCAAGATGGACTAAATAAACATCATGACGAAGTGACAACACATTTACAAGAAAGACTCCAAAAATTACACCAAAATGAATATGATGAATTTTTTGAAGACTTATTAGACAAAGCTGGATTATATTCAAGAAAAGGTTCTTATGATCAACCTCTTGGATTTATGGTGGACTCTACTAATAAAGGTGTAGATGAAAGACATATCCAAAAACAATTAGAATCCAGACATACAAACAAATAATTAAAAGAATATTCTATATACAATAACAAACAAAATCGCTATTGCCCCAACTATACTTATAATTTCTGTAAGTATGTGCTTGGGGTAATATGTTTTTAAAGCTAAAACACAAGATAAAAAACCACACAAAAATAAAATAAATAAATTATGCCACAAAAACAAATTCAAACCAAAAATAAAACTGTTCACGTATGACAATAAAAAATAAACTCTATTTTGCTGCATTTTTAAACCCCAATAATTCATCTAAAATAATCTCAATAAACTTAAAATCCCAATAAGGTATACAAAATATCTTCTTATTATTTTCTTTACACCATCTAATCTTTACTAAATCTCTTAGCTTGCAATCACTAAATGCTTTTTCTGGATTTGGAACCCCCTTATTCAAATAAAATTCTAAAGAATAATGCTGCTCACCATTATATTCAATAATGAGGTCAAAATCAGGCAAATAAAAATCAACCTCTAATAAATTTATATGTCTCAATGTGTCAAACTTATGATGCCAAATATAATTAATATTTCTTGCAATCAAATAAGATTCAATAAATCTCTCACCTTTAGAGATTTTACATCTTGGACAACCTGTACCTTTTAAATGAGAATTGGGCTTTTGAAAAAAATATTTTTTACATAAAGTACAATAAATCTTTATCTTTGTATTAGAGTTTGTATACTTATCTGCATAAATATACTTGTTGTTGTGGAGCTTACTTGATGTTTTGACAAAAAAATCATTAGTGTAAGTTTTTCTAATAATATCACAACCACGACATTTATAAAAAAACCTTAATAGCTTCCTACTTTTCTCACCACACTTCAGACAACGAATACCCCAAATCTTATCACAATCATTATTTACACCATGGAAGCCAATTATTTCTTTGTCGTTTTTTGCCGCTCTTTCTAAAATGATATCAAATGGAATTTTTTTAAAATTCATCAAACTATCAACATAACAACTCTTTACTTTCAAAATATAACCATAACCAAGATTAACTTCAACAAATTCTTGAGACATGTTGCTATATTCAATGGCTGGTAACATACACTTCTTATACAAAACATATGCCGCATACTATAATTAAAAAAGAGGGGTTTTTGCCCCTCTTTTTTAATTATCTCCTGCGACATTTACAATCTATCGCAACTTTTTTCAAGATTTAGCCTATAAATGGCGGTTCTAATTGATATAAGATTATTCATAAATTAGAGAACCATAAACTAAAAAGCTTACACACTAATATAAATGAAAAAATAATATTAGACAAAAATACATAAGCCAACCTATATGCTTTCACTTTTTCAAAAATATACTTCCAACAATAATAACCACTTATCCATAAACATAAAATATACAAAAACCAAGCTACAAAATTTTCAGAAGTGTAAGCAAAAAATGCATATGTCATAAACTCAACACCAAATATCAAAAACATACCCTAATTATAAAAGATAAAGGGATTACTTTTCCATACTTGTAAAAATATATTGAACACCTCTTAAAAGGAAAAAAATATGAACAAAAAACAAATAATCGCATCTCTCAACAAGATCGCAAATGAACTCGATAATACTGGTCTTTACACAGAAGCCAACACTGTAACAAAAGTTATGTCCAGATTAGCATATGATGATTTTGATGAAAGAGATTATTATAATGACAAAATGGATGGTATGGATTTGATGAGAGAAGATTACATGCCATACGGTGATGAAGACGATGATATGGACATGGAAGATGAAAATTATTCAGGCAATGGTCTTACAGAAGGGTTAGATGAAATTAGCAGTATGATGGATATGCATGGAAATCATCCTGCTGACAAACTTCGTGAAGATTACTCCAGAGATTACAATAACCCATCTCGTTCAGAAATGGGAGATGTGTTCAGAGATTTAGATGAATTAGTTGTAGAAAATATGACGATGAATAGAGAACAAAAAAATAGATACGAAGAAATTAAAAATCAATTAATGAATTCTCTTGGATAATTTGAACAACTAAAATAAGTGGCAATAACATAATTTTGCCACTTATTTTTAAGACAATAAAATGAATAAACAAACAGTAAAAGAATTAATCAAAATAGCAAATACACTTGATAATTCTGGCTATTATAAAGAAGCTAATTCTCTTACTAAATTAGCTTATGATGTTTCTCCTGACGATATCATTATGCCAGGCGATCAAAAACCAGAAACACAACAAGATTATAGTAATGTAGATGTGATTTTAGAAAACCTAAAATCACAAATCCTAACAATCATCAATACCGCAAATTCATTACCAGAATTACTTGAAAATGAAGAAGGCCCTGATGACTCTATGTTTTATTATCATAGAAGAGACCTAATACAAAATCTGCATGAAGCTGGAAACAAAATATCTTCATTACTTGTAGAAAATATGGATTTTGATAGTGCAAGAGATTTAGACGATAAATTGGAGCAATAATGAATAAGAAAATACAACATCTAATTAAAATAGCTAACAATTTAGATGTAAATGGATTATTCGAATTAGCTGATCAAATTACAAATCAAATCAAGATAGCTGCATTACCAGATACAAAAAATACAACTAACCAACCTGATAACACTGCAGAATGGGCCGGTGAAGATAAATTAAAAGAATGGAATGAAAAATTTCAACCTGGTATGGTAGAAGATCAAAGAGATGTAATGCATGACATCAAAGCTACCTGGAACCAAAAAGCTAATAGAGAATTCTTAAACTCTCTTACATATATACACTATGGACAAGCTTCAAAATTAGATCCAAGAATGAATCTGTCAAATGTTGAACTGTCATGCATAGCTTACAAAAAACCACCTTATAAAAATAGATGGGTGGGGAATGCTGGAATAATGCTAAAAGGACACGTTACATTAGCAGCAAACCATGACCTACAAACAAATCAATATGTTTTTGCTCCAAGACAAAGACAAATGAGATGGACAGATAGATTACCTCTTATAGTAGATGAAAAAGATTTTGTTGAAGATGAATTCAATGAATTTGTTTTAGTAAACTGGAAACCTATAGCAATTGTAAAAAGTTATCCAAATGAATCTGCTACAAAATTTGATCAAATAATGTCTGCAGAAGAATTAGCTGCAAAACATAACCTGCCATTATTAGACGAAAATGGTAATCAAATAAATTAAAATATTTACTTAATCACATCTTTCAAAATATCAGAAATAAAATCCCAATTTTTATTTCTGATATTATCTTTTTTAGCATTATTGAATATTTCTATCACTTTGCCATCAAAACGTAAAGAAACATAAGTATTGCCACTAAATAAAGCTTCTAATAAATCATATACTCTTTTTTCTTTACAATAAAAACCAATATAGCCAACCACTTCTTTATCACCACTGCAAATTTCACTAAACTCATCATAACTAAATGGAATCTGCCAATCAGGATCTAATAAAAAATATTTATTGCTGTTCTCACAATTATTCAACCAAAGACCAGTTGTACGAATTTTCTTCCTATCTCTTATAAGATTTTTCCAAGCTTTATCAATAAACTTTTTAGTGCGGTTATGACCCCCACAACTCGGCAAAGTTTCATAACCTTTATCATTCAAAAACTTTACTATTTTTCTAATACTTACATCTAAAGTATCATCCAACTCAGCACTATTAAATCTATTGTCTTTTCTTTTATTAAAATAATACCAAAGATTATGATCGTCACTATAATACCAATCATAATTTTTCAACTTGTCTACACTAATAGGACTAATTCTCATAATGTATTTTTACTCATAACAAAACAAGATTCCTAAAAGGACCTTAGAAGAAATAGATAAAATAATAAATATGGAGTAAATTATGAACAAAAGACAAATAGTAACAGCATTAAGTAATATTGCTAACACTCTTGACAATAATCGCCTTTATCCAGAAGCTAATATTCTTACCAAAGTAATGAATAAATTAGCACAAGAAGATTCAAAACCAGAATATGATTATACTAAAGAAAGACTATATAATACTTTATCTGATTTTGGTAAAGAGTATGTAGCAGATAGAAATAGGGAAAATCCTATTACATCTTATAAGGAATTTGATGCTGCTATTTATCATGCTTTTCAATCACCTAATCCAAGAATAAGTGAAATGATGTTCCTAAGCCCATTTGAACAAAGCCAAAATGTTTTCACACAAATAAATCCAGATGTCTCAGAACTACTAAGAGGTATGTTTATGATTGACAGAGGGATTGACAATGATAAAACATTCCAAAGCTTCAAAGGTTCTATATATCCTGCACTAAAGAAAAAAATGCAAGAAAGACCAAGCACTGAAACTCTTGATTTGACCACTGGAATTGTACCTTTTGGAAGAAAAACAACTAATAAAAGTAATGAATATCATAAACTTTTAAGAAGAGCAAAATCATTACTCAAAAAAGCTGCTGGTGAATATTGGAATCAATCTGGTGCACAATCTTCTATGGACAATTTACTCCGATACATTATAGATGATAGTTATAATTCAGAATATAGAGATGAAGCTTATAGTATCATGGAAGAAGCGCAAAGATTACATGATCAATTAAAATCAGATGAAGCTAATATGCCAAAATATACAATAGATGTACCAAAATTTTAAGAGAAAAAAATGAATAAAAGACAAATCTTATCCTCACTCGCAAATATAGCTGACAACTTTGAAAATAATAAGGAAATTCTTTTAGCTAATGAAATAAATCTACTCATGACAAAATTAGCAGAAAAAAATGAAGATTGTCCAGAAGCAACACAAAACATAAAATTGAACCTAAAAAATAGACAAAAAGCCATAAACGAATATGGATATGGACCAGCTGACCCATCACAGCCAAATGATAAGTTCTGGATCAAAAAAATGAAAATGTGGAAAGTGGACGAGCTATCAGAAGTGAAGAATATGCTTTGTGGCAATTGTGCTGCTTTTGATATTACAACAAAAACATTAGATTGTATAGAAAAAGGCATAGGAGAAGAAGCAACAGAAACCATAAATGCTGGAAAACTTGGCTACTGTAAATTCCTAAAATTCAAATGTGCATCTAAAAGAACTTGTGACGCTTGGGTAACAGGCGGACCACTCACTGATAAAAAAAAGGGAGAATAATATCTCCCTTTTTTTATATCTTGTCCATCTTCTTTAATTCATATAATAAATTCCCAATCATATAATTAGGAATGTTGATAATGTCTGCAACTAATACTCTCAATGCATCATTCTTCAAAACAACTAATGCAATCTTCAAAATAATATTCTGATAGTCTTTTGATAAGTTTTCCATATAGGCCTCCAAAACTTAAACTATCTTTTGTTTTTTATTGATAAGAATTTTTTACAATACACAACACAATATACCTGGGCGATTTTTTTAATATAGCTTAACACAACAAAAAGGATGGTTATATTTTCAGAAAACCCAAAAAATTAAGATACCCCCCTGTACATTCCAAAATTTATATATATACCGGGGCGAAAAAGGATGGTTATTTCTGGGCAAAATTGAAAAAATTAAGAGCCCCCCCCATAGCCCGAAATATAGCTGGCGATTTCTCCACCTATGGCCTTTTTTTGATAGGGGGTGCGGATCCATATGGGACCCAAAAGTTTAAGACACCCCCCCACCCCTAAATAAAAACTACCCCCTATAAGCAATAAGATAATAATACTTCATGAAAACAAACAAGAGCCATAGATGCTAAGGTTCTGTATTTATCATCTCTTACCACTGGATTATCTAAATAACATACATCTTCTCTATAAGATGACTTCCAAACATATCTGGCAACTTCTGGCTCAACAATATATATAGTGTCTGGTTTTCTATCAGGCAACTCTATAACACCATGAACTATAAGCTTCTTCAATGTTACACCATTTCTTATTTCTATTAGCTGCTTTTCTTCTTTTAGCTTAGAACATAAACCATAAGGCATAATAGTAGTCCAGGCATCATTTACCCACAAAGCTACTACATGGTCAGTCTTGTTTACTATTGTCATCTTTCTTGTTTTTTCCCACCATATAACTAAACACAATAAACCATATTATAAAAGCAACCAACAAACCATTAGTCACCAGTTCCAAAGTATTCATATTGACCACCTGTTTGATTTTTGGCTATGTCTAACATTTCTTTCCAAGCAGCCCAATAACCCACCATACCTTTCAATGCTTTAGATTTTTCTTCCCATATTCTTGCTACATTCTCATTTTTAAACACAGCTAACTTATTTGTATCAGTTGTTTGTGCATGTCTCCCAGTAAGAACATTAACAAACAAAAATACTTCTGGTAATGGGTCTAAATCTTGTATCTGTTCTGCTGGATTTTCTTTGATTTCCATATCCTTTCTCCTTATTTCGCTATAGGTAATTATACTGGTATTTAATTGACAGCCCAACAAATATACCATATGATATACGCATGAACCCTATTGTACACGCTATCATCATCATTCACGCTGTTAGTTTTATCGGCTTTGGTCTTCTTATGACTTTGACAATAAAATCATGGGGAAAACCTTGCAAAGATAACGATGATTGGGTAGAATAGTGTTGATACATTGGTTATCTTTCTTAAAGGTAATATAGACCAGATGATTTATTTGTCTGGTCTTTTTTTTATTATATCTTGTATTATGGGGTGATAATATTATCACCCCAATCCCTTCCTTGTAAATAAAATAATTTAATTTGACAAGAAAGAGATTGTGTGGTAGGGAGATGTTACTCTCCCTGGAAGTATTGTGATTCGCAGTAGGAATCCCATCGCTCATATGCAAGTTCAATAGCCTCTTCGTAGAGGTCTTCTTGCGACATATCAGGCTTTTGTTTGGCAAGTTCCTGAAGGGCTTGGGAGACGAACATTGTAAACATTGGGTCATCGTTAGTGTTCATGGATTAAGTATACCACCTTATATAGACTTTGCAAATTACTTTTCTTTGTTGATTGTGATGGTAGCCAACAAAAGAATAGCACTCAAGATGATGCCGATAATGGAGATGATTATGTTCATGGCTTAAGTATACCATCTTATATAAAGATTGCCATGGATCCACAGCAAATTATTTTAATTTGTCAAGGTGGTATATTGTGGTATACTATTGACATGAACACTACAGACAAGATTATTGTTACCTTTGTCACCAATATGCCAAAGATGAAATTCTCTGCGTTTCGGAATGGATTGTTGCTTGCATCTGGTAGCAATGCACAAGAATTGGGCGAGAAGTATGCTCGCCAATATAACACAGAATGGATTCTCAATGATGGTAGTAAATTCTATACACAAAGGGGAATTGTTGCCAAGTAACATTCTAAAATGATATAATGTGCCTGTTATGAAAACAGGCACAGTCAAATACAGAAATATGCTGTATGAGTTATATCACCCAAATGGTGAGCTATTGGCAACAACGAATTCCATGGCAGGAATTACACATTGTCTACGTCGTTATGGTTTAGTAGGTTACATACTTCAACCTTAATAAATAAAATCCCCTAATGTAATTTTATATTGCATTAGGGGATTTGGGGTGGTACACAAACCACCCCAGAATTTTATCAAATAAAATATTTTTTTTACTTGACAAAACTCTGGTTATATGATAGAGCCTACATCTCCATTGCTTTAGCCTTTGCACGTTCATAGGCAGTGTTTGATTCTTCAAGTATGCGGTCTGCTTCAGCAAGAACAAATTTATTCTTGATGCTGTTTTTGATGATTCTGTGGAGAATTATCACATATGCTTTTTGCATACCGGCTTCAATGCTATAGGTATAGGATGTGTCTCTTTGCATTTCGTTCATGTACATAATATACCACTTTATACATTCAGATGCAAGGGCTAATTAGTTAATAGTTCTTACAATAATAAATTTGACAACATACCACTTTATACCGTAATATATAGACATGAACAAGAACACTACTGTAGAACTTACCTTTTCTACCAACCGCTTCTGGGAACTCTCCATGTCTGACCTTGGTTATGCCGAAGGTATGACTGAAGAAGAGTTTAATGCAAAAATTGCAGATTTCATCAACAATGATGAATTTGAAATAACGTATATTCCTGAAACAAATAAACTTGAAATATACGCAGAGTAGACAGCTACCATATCCCTTGGCAGATGTCAAGGGATATTATAATTTATTTTTTTATTTTGCAAAGCTTCAATTGGGGTGGTACAAATACCACCCCAGAAAAATTTGTCAAATTAAATATTTTTTTATTTTCCTATCACATTTTTTTCAGTTTGTCAAATTTATTTTTAGTGTATTTTTTCACACCTAATTACTTGCAAACTGCTGGTATAAGGTGGTATATTGTAGTCATGGAAAACACTATGCACCTCTGGGAAATCAAGAATTTCCAATCATCGTCGGTCAAGTCATTGTTTGTAGGTCGCACAGCCAACGGTCAGGATTGTATTGCCTGTGCTTGGAATTCAAGCGAACTGTATGTTTTTGCATACGAAGGCATTGTCGATACCTTCCTTTGGGCTTTAGAGACCTTCAAGTCTGTCGGACAGGCAATTGCATATGCTAAACTGCGGAATGACTTTGAAGACCGACGCTACTCCCTCCCTTACCATGAAACAATGGAACAGCGTACCCATAATCAACTGTATATGTTCCAGTTACAATACCTCCACATCTTTGAATCAACCCTTGAGATTCATTCTAACCTGTGCGATGATACGCCAGAAAACGCAATTAAGAACCTTATCTCAAGAGGTGACATTGAGGCAGAAAACAGCAAACTGGTTAACGTTCTGCGCAACCGTGAGGTATTCGCCTAACCTTTACCACATCCCTTGACGAAAGTCAAGGGATGCTTAAATATATTTTTCAGCTATCATCTTTCCAGGTTTTTGTCAAGAAAAAATAAAAAATATTTTTTTATTTACAAAGCCTGGATTGGGGTGGTACAACTACCACCCCAAAAATCACCTGTCAAATAAAAAGTTTTTTCTTGCACAGGGTTGATAATGTGGTATACTATCAACAAGGAGGAATACGATGCAAGGTATTCAAATTGGTTCTCATGGTGCAACAACCCCTCAATCTCAGGCTCAACAAGATAGCCTCTTTGTTGTGAATAGTGTTCTTGTAACAAAGTACAATGAACTTAACAGCCTTCTCACAGGCACAAACAAGATTACCGCAGATATGTTTGATGGTGGCTTGGGAATTTTGGACTTCAAGCATACAGGCGATTACTTGTTCTCTTACAATGGTACACCAATTCTCTTGGTTACCCGCATTCATGCCGAGAAGGGTTCAGACGCATCTCGAAAGTGGTTCCACAAGAATTACTGGTATGAGAATACCCGTGACCGCAAGAATCAACACTTTACGCACCTTACCTTCATCTCCTCAAACAATGATGAAGTGTACGAAGACCTCATTCGCAATTTCCATATTGTGGTAAACAATTTCAAGAACAATGTGGGATTCAATACAACCCGATATGGCACAAACGCCATCTACACGAAGAATGGTGACTTTGAAATTGAACAGATGGAAAAGGTCATTGAAAAAGCATTGATTGACCTCATGACGGTAGCGGAAGCCAAGCGAGTCATCGAGACCAACGCAGACCGCTTCAAAGACTAAAAATCCACTATCACATCCCTTGGCACTTGTCAAGGGATATTTTTTTATTTGCGAAACAGCTCATGGGGTTATAATATTATAACCCCAGAATAAAGAAATAAATTAATTTGCATGATAAATATATTTTGATATAATAAGTGTGCTCATAGTTTGTCTTTCACCCAGACCAGGTAGAAATATCTGGTCTTTTTTTTCTTGCGTTCTGATATAAAGTGAGATATAATCCAGTTATGAAAAACCGAAGCATTAACACTTATGGTCTTGAATCGCTCAAAGAAATTTTGGGTGACTCTCTTATTATCAAGAACAAGATTAAATATTTTGTTTACAATGGTGAAGATTATCAATTGAAAGTTTCTGTAACTGACCTTAACAGTTCTGTGCAAAACTTCAATCAGATGGAAACTATCAACATGGCAATTCATCTGCTTGGAATTGGCACACTTGATTCTAAGATTGATTGGATGCTTGTTCCTGTTACTGAGGTTGCTCGTCTCTCTCATGGCAAGAAATCTCAACATGGTGGTTTGGTTGCTGAAGACTTTATCGCAACACTGGATGATATTGATGCTTCATTCTATGTTAAGTCAGAAGAGCTTAAAGAATCCATCGAAAAACTCATCGAAAAACAAAACAATGATTCCCATTACAAATTACTCGAAAGTCGCATGACCATAGAGCGTATTCTTAAGGATAACTCTAAAAGAAATTACGATTCCTTCCTCAGTGACTTTGTTGCGAATCTTCCTTAAATTAATTAACACAGGTAGTATATTATGGTATACTACCTGTGTAGGAGAAAAGTTATGAAGTTAAAGAGTTATGAAAAGTTATGTTTGTATGTTCAGGTTTTTGTTGCAGCTCTGATGTTTTCAATCATTTATGAAAATACCAAATTTACTTTTGGCAGTGTGATTGATATTCATAGTCAGTTTGAAGAATGGCATATTGCATTATTAGTAATTGGAATTTTTGATTTGTTTGGAATGCAGTGGGCTAAAAACAAATCATATTCCGTCAGACTGGAAACTGGAGTAAATTAAAAAAATTCTATCCTGCTAATAATTTATATTGTTGGCAGGATTTTGGGGTGGTACAACTACCACCCCATTTTTTTATGTCAAATAAAATAAATTTCCTTGCATATCTGGTATAAACTGATATACTTAACCTATGACACTATACAGAATCGTTATCGGTGAGACTTGGGAAAAAACCAAATCTTTGTCGCCTTGTACCACTTTGATTCAGGCTAAGGAAAGTGCTAAAAAATATGCGCTTGAAGGCTGGTATTTTGCTATTTACAAGGCTACTGATGAAAATCCCTTAGGCGAATTGGTTGGACGCTGGACATACAATAAGAATAAGATTAAGAAATTCTATATGCCCGGTGAAAGGTCTACCAAGCCTAAAAATATGTGGAAATAACCTGATATAATATAACGGAGAACAATCATGGCAACCAATTCAAGAATCGGCAAAATGTTACCTGATGGCACAATCAAACAAATTTACTGTCATTGGGATGGATATATTGAGGGTGGTGTAGGCGAAACTCTTGTAGAGTATTATGACACTGAAGAAAATATTGATGCACTGTTAGAGCTTGGTGACCTTTCACAATTGGCTCAAAATCTCAATCCTACTGGTGAACATTCTTTCGATAAGCCTCAAGCCTATGTATGTGTAGCATATGGCAGAGACCGTGGAGAGGATTCATCAGAAGTCAGTGCTGGGGTTGTCACTCTGGATGAATGGATGAAACCTTTCTATTCTACAATGGCTGACTTTTATTATCTTTACAACGCTGGTAATTGGCTGGTCTTAGATTTTGCGCATGAAGAAGAAGGATGGAAATTAGTTAAGGAATTTCTTCCAGTCTACTCCTTGACAAACGAAGATTTTGCCAGTATCATAACAAAGTAAGGTTGAAGTAATTAGCAACCTTCATCCAGTAAAAGACCAGAACGGCTCGGACTAATTGCGTAGTCCAAATAAGGGTAGCAACCTTGGAGTGGTTTAGTCCACAATCTTTTACTGAAACCTTGGAGACTATTGACGCAAACAATATCTCCAAGTATAATGATTTGTGGTTGGGTATCATGCTCCTTTTAGGACAAGGATAACATCGGAGGCAGAGACCATCGAAAGAACTGCCCTTGTGTTCCGTACTGGTTGAAGTCCAGCTAACCACAAATCAATCCTCTATAGTGTAACCATCAGATAAACCCCCTAAGAATTTTCTTGGGGGTTTGTTTGTTTTGGGGTGATAATATTATCACCCCAGATCCTTTTGTCAAATAAATTAATTTTTCTTGCAAGGGTAGTATATTGTGGTATACTACTAAGTGTAAGGGGATAGGACGATGACATATCAAGATTACATTATCAAGTGCGAAGTAGCAAAGACGGCATTCAAGTGCCAAGTTTCAGCCTCTCTTTCGGTAGAGATTGCAACACCAGAGCAAAGACTGGCATGGATTACTGAAGACCTTGCAAATCTTGATGCAGAGTTGGAAGCGATTGGCAAGGCTTTTGATGAACAGGATGAGATTGGTGACCCGTTTGCAGAGGAGGCAAAGTAATGGATAGTATTGTGATGTCTGTGCTTGTAACTTTGGCGTTGTTGTCTATCGCAGTTGGGATGTTAGCAAAGAAAGTTGAGGTGAAATAATGGCGGTTGAGACTATTGGCTATTGGAATGCTTCATACATCTTTGAAAGTATTGAGTTAGGTGATGATGAACAGGAACAGTTTTTGGAAAAGTTCACTACAGGTGATGAAAACACTGCATTGACATTGGTGTCCAGATACAAGTTCTTTACATTGTTGAAAGACTTTGTAAATAATCTTGATGATCAGGAACCAAAAGAAGCTGTCATGATGGTTCAACACTGGTATCCCGAAGCCAAGTATGTAAACGTAGAAGCATAATATAAAACCCCAGGAAATTTATCTTGGGGTTTTCTTTTTGGGGTGGTACTTAAACCACCCCATTTTTCTTTGTCAAATAAATTAATTTTTCTTGCGAGGTTAGTATATTATGGTATACTCTAATCATGAAACTTGAACAGGTATTGCCAATGCTCCGTGATGGTAAGACTATCACAAGAACAAAGCCTTATAATGACAAAAATACTGTCGTTTTTGTTAAGTTAGAAGATGAGCGATTGAAATTCAAAATCATTTTTACAACAGGCGATATTATTAACTGGGCATATTATACTTTAAAAACAGAAGATGTTTTGGCGGAAAATTGGGAGGTTGCAGGATGACTTTAGATATGGTTAATCGTTTGTTGTATGTAGTTGTTTGGGGCGGTGGATTGCTTGCTTTTTTTGCACATATGAGACTTTACACCACAACAGGCCTAAAAGTATTGAAAAACATTCTTACCATTCTTGCTTGTGCTACTCCGCTTTCATTGGTGTATGGTTTGTTTGAGTGGATTTTTACAGGTGATGGCAAAACCGCATATTGGCTGTTTAGTAATGGTATGCTTGCTTGTTTTGCAGTATTGTTTTATTATTTTTTATGCTGTATGATAAGTAACGCAGATGAGAATGAAAAGAGAAGAGTAATCTAATGAACTATAGTAGTAATGCAAAGTTTATTTATGACACTGAAACATTTGTTAAGGAATCAATTGACTCTTTTGCCACTGAAGATTTAGTATTAGTTATTACACATGATTTTGGACAAATCCATGTTCTATATAACAAAACCGAGACACTGATTTCAGGCACAGTCTATACATTTCTCAATGATGCAAATGAACAGTGTTACCAAATACCACCAAAAGAACTTTTGCATAACCAAACCAGTTTTTTGGTTCTTTCAAGTGCTATCTATGCTTTTCTTTCGGAGGCTTACAAGATAGCAGATATGTTCAAGCAGTCAACGTTCCAAAGCACTGACTACGCAAAGTAAAGTAGCTCCCAGAAATGGGAGTTTTTTATTTATAGCTTAGCACTTGGGGTGGTAATAATACCACCCCAGAATATTTTGTCAAATAATTAAATATTTGTAGCAATGCTGGTATATTGTGATATACTTACGTCATGGATGATTACAACGGCTGGAAGAATCAGGCCACTTGGTCTGTCAATGTTCTTCATATGGAAAAAATTGTAGCGATGTTGAATGATGGTTTCAATGAAGAATCTATTAAGTTTCATATCAAAGATGCTTGCAAACCAGAAGACATGAATTTGTATGGTAGGGATATGTTTTATTCTGCATGGGCTACTATTGACTGGTATACTATCTTTAACAGAGCAAAAGAAAACATGGAGCAGTTAGTATAATGCAAAAAATTGAACTCATTACAAGATATGGTTGGGCTACCGCAAAGATTGGTAGATATACCAATGGTCATGTCGGCATCCAATTGTTTCAAGATGGTATGCCACTTGTAAAAATCTCAGCTAACCTTCCAGACACAGACATTGAGCCAAGAGAGTTTCATTTTAACAGTAATGATGCTGGCTCCATGAAAGAAGAAGTTTTGAATTCTGGACATTTTGAAGACACAGGCAAATCACATCAATCAGGTTGGTGTGAATATCCAGTGTTCAGACTTAAAGACCATGTGGAAATTGTGGAGAATTAGATTGAGAACTTACTACCATGAATTTCTCAAGAAATATTCTGAACTTTTGGCTGAAGAGAAATGGCATCACTTTGAGAGTGATGCCTGTCTGCCTGATTGTTTAGGATGGAATGCTTGGGCGCCTTTTTGTCAATGCGGTAGCAATTATTGCATTATGAGATACAAAGTAGTCAATGATGAAGTCCAGCTCTTTGTTTTTTCAGAAAAAATTATTCCTTGGTACGGTAAATAACTGTACCTTGGGGTGATAATATTATCACCCCAGATCCTTTTGTCAAATAATTAAATAAATTTGCATCGCTGATATAATCTGGTATACTTATTCTGTAAGTGAGGTATACGATGATTGGACTTCCATTGTTGGCTTTGAATGTGATGCTTGACCAGATTAAATCTGGCAAGTCATTTGTTATCACGACATTTGCAGATATCTATGAGTACAAGGGTGAGTTTACGCTTGATTCCCTATACGAAGCATTAGGTTGTGAACTTATCCAAGTGGTAAATCTTAAGGATGACTTGATTCTTATTTGCGACGAAGAGGCATTGCTTAGAGCATATCCTGTAGTGAATATGATTGCCACCAATATGTACCGTGAGGCATACGGTACTGATGAGGTAGGCATTATTGGTAAATGCATAATTTGCCAATCATCTAAATTAAACTAAAAACAAGGGGAAGAAATTCCCCTTGACATTATTTGAAAAACAGGTATACTTAACAAGTTGAACCTTTGATCTTCAACTTGTTATTCATTTCCAACTCCTTCAGAAAAAGCTCAGTAATTTATTGCTGGGCTTTTTTTGGGGTGATATAAAAATCACCCCAAATAATTTTGTCAAATAAATTAATTTTTCTTGCACAGGTAGTATATTATGGTATACTTACGTCATGGATAAAAAGAACTGGTTTTACCTTGGACCAAACCCATGCGAAGAAGAATGTGTGGATATGCATGATTATTCTGCTCATGTAGCTGAGGTTCGCAAGTATGTACAGATGCTCAAGGACATATTTCTTAATGTTCCTGAAGGTGCTTGGTTTGGCATTAAGCGTGAGGATGGTAGCGACTACGGTTCATACTACGAAGCAGTGGTATATTACCTTGAGGATGACGAAGAGGCATCAGACTTTGCTTTATTCGTAGAATCTAATTGCCCTGCAAATTGGAATGACACAAAAGAAATTGATTGGAAGAAAGGTGCTCCAGCTGGCTGGGATACAGTTGACACCGCAGTATAATGTGATATACTTTAGGAGTAAGGAGATAGAGATGGATTACACTGAAGCAGAATTGGAAGCACGAATTTTCCCAAGCGTTGACCTCGACCCAAGAGATTGGGAGGAGGATAGTGAGCCTTATGAGGATGAATCTTGGATGGATGCTGATGCATTGGCTTCTGCTGGTTTCGGAACCGATGAAGACTATGGTGGTTATGACGGAGACGATTACTAAACTCCACTACCATATCCCTTGACGAAAGTCAAGGGATATTTTTTTATTTGCATAACAGCTCTTGGGGTTATAATATTATAACCCCATATTCAATACAAAAATAAATTATTAATTAAGTGGTGAGGCTTGTATATTATGATATACTTCTGTCATAAGGAGGTAGTTATGAGAACTACTAAAAATTCGGACAGGCTTCGTGAGATTCTTTTGTCCACTCGCAATCAGATTGTCGCTCTTCAAGATATCAAGATTGAGATGCTTGCTATAAATAAAGCAATAGCAGAAAACATTCAACAGCAGATTGTATCACTTGAAGAGGTATACAAGCATCAATTGAATCTGGTTGAAACTGTGTCTGAGATTGAGCCATCTAAAAATGGCTGGTTTTCTGGTCATATAAAGACAAAAGAAGACAGACTCAGCGTAATCATGGACTAAACTAAAATCCCCCATTTCTGGGGGATTTTCTATTCTAACTCTGATATTTGCTTTAACTTATCTACTAACACTGCTGGTTCTTCTTCTAAGACTTCAGCAAGTTTATATAATAACTTCGAATTTGGAATTCTTACTCCCCTAAGCCATTCTGAAACTTTGGGTTGATGTACTCCGACTCTCTCTGCTATCTCTTTTTGTGTCATACCTTTTTGTAAGATGATAACTTCCATCCTTTTATCCATGTGATTCTCCCAGTCTTTGATATCCAATTATATCACATATGTCATAATGGAATTTACTTTATTTACTCAGCTTGGGGTGATAATATTATCACCCCATAAATAATATTTGTCTACAGTGGTATATTGTGGTATTATTATGCTTGGAGGTTTGTAATGTGAAAAGATTTTTTATATCGGAACTACAGAATGGTTTAACTCAGAAGGAAATAGCAGAAAGAGTAGGCACTTCTCAGCCTCATGTTAGTAGCTGGTTATCAGGTCAGAGGATTCCAAGTTCTAAAAACTTAGTAAAGTTATGTAATGTATTGAACAAAACACCTATGGAGTTTTATGTTTTAGTAGAGAATATAAAGTACAGTTAAAAGAAAAATCCCTCCGAAGAGGGATTTTTTTATGCTCCAGTAAATTTCCAAATATAATAAACAGTATCATCGAACAAACTTGATGTTTTAGTTTTTCTTGTTGTCTTTGTAAACTCTGGTAATGCTAAAAGTTGCGAAGATAATCCACTGTATTCTTTAGAGTCAAAATAAAATTCATCCTTAGATAGTGTAGATGCATTTGGTAAATCTTTCGAAATTTGTGCCAATACTTTATTTTCTAAATCTGTAATCAAAACAGCCAAATGGCCAGTCTCTCTATATGTAGCTCTAACAACAATACAGTCTCCAAATTCATTAAGATTTATATTCATTTTGTCCTCATCTCTTGGCAAATTTCCTTGGGATTAATCTGTGTGTGCTATCTCCAAAATAAGCAATCAGATTATTCTTATGTTGCCTTCTTAAGTTCTTTCTATGAGTGTATTTATTAAAACCTCTATCATGGCAATTGAACACTGTAATTACCACACTATCATGAGTTACAATAAAACAATCTCCTCGTTCATTTATCTTGAAACATAAAAAAGTGATGTTATTGTTGCTATCTTTTTCGCAATCCATAAGTTTCGAATTTATCGGAATAAAATCATAAAACAAGATTGCACGTTCTAAACATCTTTCTCTGGCATGATTTGTATATATGAGCGGCTTGTCAAACCAATACTCTGGGTTGACAATGTTAGATGGGTCAAACACAAGAATCTCCTCACAGTTGATGACCTATTGTATCATTATATTATTTTATGGACAAATATCGAATCTGGGGTGATAATATTATCACCCCAAGGTAGTATGTCAAATAAATTAATTTTGTTGCAGATTTGTGTATAGTTTGGTATATTGTAGTGGGAGAGCAGAGATGAAGAAAGTTTTCTGGATGACTTCTGAAGGTAATTGTTTAGGACAATGGAATCACTTTCATCATTACGAAATTTTAGTGCAAGACATTACAGGCTTTACCATGTCAGAAGATTTATGTAATACAACTGTCAAATACATGGCAAAACGATTATCAGAAACAAAATACCAAAAAAGATTCAAGTCATTATATACGATATACGAGAATGAATACAATAAGTTAGTTGAAGATTTTAAAAACCACGCAGAAATATATGGATGGATAGGAGTTCAAAATGAAAAAGAGAAAGTATGTTGAGGAGCTGAATCTTGCATCAGGAACAGAAATGATGAGAGCAAGTAGGCAAAGACCCATAGTGTTTAAAGATAAAACTAAATACACTCGAAAAGATAAACACAAAAATCGCCAGGATAAAAGTTCTGGCGATTCTTTATTTATGGGGTGATAATATTATCACCCCAGGATCATCTGTCAAATAAAAAAACCAGCCGAAGCTGGTTAGAATTCTTCTTGAACATCTATACCATTTTCTTCACAATATTGGTATATTTCTTTTTTTCTTTTTTCATCTCGTCGCATTACAAGTTGATTACAAGAATCATACAGACAATAGCTGTTTCTACTTTTACGAATAAACCAAATAACGATAGGGCAATCATCTAAAAACATAGGTGTGATTGGGAGGGCAAAGCCCTCCCATCCTTTCTTTATTGGATATCTACTGAATCTACTTTACCATCATGTTGATAAGTTACAATGGTCATGTTGTCAGTGTCATCAATGTGAATCTCATCCACAGACACAGTGTTTGCCTCATGGATTTCCACATAGTCAATTTCACTTTCCATGTTGCAAGTGGTTTCAATCAAAGCATCACGGAGTTTTTGCCATTGTGCAAAAGTAAATTTCTTGAACTTTTCTGGGTCAAGTTCTACACTCTCACAAGCATCAGCAAAATCTGCTTCATCGATTGTCAACTCAAAGTTGGCTGTCAATATACCACGAATCGAAAGTTCCATCTTCATCTCCTTACAGATTAAAGTATATCATAATATACTAACCTTGCAACAAAAATTAATTTATTTGACAAAATAAAATGGGGTGGTAATCTTACCACCCCAAGGGAGAGCTTGACAAATAAAAAAAATATCCCTTGACAAAAGCCAAGGGATGTGATTAGTTGGTTGTTGTTTTTTCCAATGGTACTTCAACAACTTTGGTAGGAACGATGCTCTCAAAGCCATTTCGGTCAATGGTTTTTACATAGTACGTTTCATACAAGGGAACATTGTTCTTCTTTGCTTCACGGTGAGCATTCTGATATGCACCTTGCTTGAAAGGACTGGAAGAGAGGATTGTTTTTGATGAGCCATTAGCAAAGTACACCTGATAAATGGTGTTTTCTGTTGTTGGCTGAAAACGCTCAATAAGGATATGTGGTTTCTTCATGGGTTAATGATACCTGATATAATTAAGTATGTCAAGGGGGATTTTTCAATCCCCCTTATGATTAGGCTTCTGCTTTGGCTTCTAAAGCACGAATAATGTACTTCATTTGCTCTACTTCTGCTTTGGTTCTGGCTTCCTTAGCACGAGCAATTTCAAGTTCGTTTTCCAGTGTACGAATTGCTTGTTGTTCTGCACTTGTCAAAGATGCGATTTTAGCACCACGAATTTCTGCATTGCTACCAAGTTCTTTCGAATCATGATTGAGATAGATGGCATTCACTTTATCAGTTAATGCGAAAGAAGCATTGTTATAATTGACTTTCGCTTGTGCAGTGTTGTCAATAGCATCAACGTGCTTTTCAACAACAGACATAAACTTTGAGATGATTTCGTTCTTGTTCATTGTAGTAACCTTTCGATACTCTTTTATATCATATTAGGTATACTGATGCAAGAAAAATTAATTATTTGCTAAACGGATCTTGGGGTGATAATATTATCACCCCATCAAAAATCTTCATAAGAATAATTTCCTTCATATTGAGTTTTGAATCTAAGCCAAATATCATCCCCTATTTTTTGTGGAATGTTTACAGTGAATAAAGAACCAAAAGCTTCACACCTGGCGTAATATTTTTTACCATTAGTCCAGAGAATACATTGTGCGCCTTCAGGAAAAACTAACCTCAAACCTAATCTGTCCATGAGATGAGGCCTAAGGATCTTATTTTCCTTAAAGGTTCCATTCTTGTGTATTGCAGTTATTATTTCTTTCATATGAGTATAATACAATTTAGGAGACGGATAAAATGATAGTAATAAGTGTATTGTTCACAGTTGTATTATTTTTTTGTGGTTTGTTGGGTTTGATGTATACAAATCTCAAAGAAAATAATAAAAACCTGATGGAGTTAAACAATAAGTTAGACGAAGATGTAAATGAATTGAAAACAAAAAATGCAATGCTTCATTCTGAGTTAATAGCTCGAAACGAAGACAGAATCATTGATGTTGGAAAACAAATTACATGGCTCGATAAACATAAAGAAATTGAAACAGGTAGCGTTCTTGATGATTACAGACATAATGGTAAAGTTTATGTTGTTGTTATCCGCTTAAAAGATGGAAAGACCCAAGGCGCTCCTATTTCAATTCCATATGAAAAATTAATTCTTAGTTAAAAATAATAGTTTCGATTTCGTAAAAGGGTCATTGGGGAATCTGGCAAGTGTCATTTTGCAATACCCAATGGCTCTTATTTTGTCATTAGATTTAACGCACAAGTTAATAAGAGAATGATGAGTGCTCTTTGGAGCATCTTTCCATCTAATTGCAGATTCATAATATCTCACCGCTAACTTTTCATCTTTTATCATTGAGCGATAAAACATACCAACATATTCATAAGAGCGATATCCATTTGGCATAATAGAAAGATATCTTCTTACAAACTTTTCAGCCTCTAAAAGCCATGCAGTGTCTTTATTATTAATAGCCAAGCTCCACATAAGCCAAACCATATTTTCCCAAGCATCTCTGTCTTTTGGTTCGATTTTCAGCACTTCTTTGTACAAGTTGACAATCTTAGGGTAATCGCCAGTTTTAGTATCTTGAACACCATGCCAAAGAGTGTCTATGGTTTTGTTTAGGAGTTTTAGTTTTTGTTCACGAGTTTGCATTTTTTTCTAACTCCAATTCTTCATCATCCATCAGGTATTCTTTGTAAATTGCTTGTCTAACTAAGTGGCATACATGAACATTCTTTGCAAAGTTCACCAAAATATTTTCTCTCTGGTATCCTTCAAAGATTGTTCTGCGCTTCTTCTGTGAATTGTCCCATTCATATATAAAGAAGTGCATAGAATTCTTCATATCAGAGTAAGCATATTCAACCATATAAGTGCCATCCATATTAATAAATGCATCAAAGCCAGAAATTACATCAGAACCTTTTAGTTCGTATCCCGTACCTGTTTTTGAAAAGTAAATCCATACTGTGTCAGACAACTACTAACTCCTTGCACCATTCTTTAACTATATCTACTGTCATATCATGAGACTGATATACAATGCCATCTTTTTCAGCATAAAAATAGCACAAAAAACGATTTGCATAAATCTTGATTGATTCTGGTTGCTTCTTTGAATAATTGAAATCAGTAACTTTGTTTGTGTATTGATTTTTATAGATTTCAGAATAACTTACTTTTTTTCTCAGATATTGATATGTCCCAGTAAATAAATAAACATCATCAGTTTTAAAAGACATAAATTCGTAAGATTTGTGATGCGAGATAAAATCTTCCAAGTCTAAATGCAAACTGTTACTGCAATCAATGACGAAAAATGCAGTCAAGTTATCTTGATTGGAAAAAGCACTAATAGCGATTTTCATATTTACATTATATCGTTGTATACTGCAATAGTCAAATAAAAACAGGCAAGTGGAGGATTCTTGCCTGTTTTGTGTGTTGCAGACCTATACAACACTTGCAGATGATGAAAGGGGAATGCCATCTGCGTTGATATTTTTATACACAAAAAATTATAACCATGCAAGATTGGTGCCATTTTTAGAAATATAGCAGCCACCAATGGGACTTTTATGTGTGTGGTCAGTTAGAACAACATCTAAATCATAATCATCATTGTTTGCGACTGTTAATGATTGCTCTATCATATATTGGAAATCATCTTCGGTAAAATCCATAGCTTCCAATATAATTTTATGTTCTTTACCTGATTTAATTTCACTTGCATAAAAAGCAAATCTGGCTAAAGTCTTTCTGATTGTGATAGGTTTCATTATCTATTTTATCACATTTTTATTTGGCATAAAAAATGGGGTGGTAAGATTACCACCCCATGAAGATCTTGTAAATAAATTACACTACATCAATAACAGCGAAATCATAACCAGAGGCCCAATTCACAAACTTAGTCTTGATTTCATTTTCTGGGAGCTGTTGGATAATCTTTGAAATGTTCACAAATGAATTCTTCATTACATGACTATCACAGTTGGACTTTCTGACTGCTTCTGATACTTGAGCGAACAACTCTACACCATGCTTCTTCCTGAAATTGGAAATAGGAATCTTCTTCATTACATACCTATAAAAAAATAGTATTACAGCGAACTGCAATACTATTATAGTCATCGAATAGGGTTTGTCAAGTATCAGACCTTGACTTTAGAGTTAGTTTTCTCCATCGCAATCTTGACCAGTACAGTAAGGGTCTCATTGATTGCTTCTAACTTCATTGAAGAGGTTTGTTTTGCTTCTTCATTCAAACGAAACAATGTCGGTAATGCAATACCATAATCGTTATAAAGGGTCTTAATTATGTTAGCAAAAGAGACTGTATCTGATTTAGCCGGTACAATAACAGGTTGCACATCAGACAATACTGGCAATACTGGCAGCACTGGCTTAGTTGCATATTGTGATTTACGAGCCTTCTTTGTACCCTTGCGAATATGGTTCCAAGGCTTGTTTTTATTAGCATTGTTTGAAAGGACTTCTCTTGACGCTTTGAGTGCAGTGCCTTCAGGATTGCCAAGGAACTTATCAACACCGGGGAACTTGTCACCATATGTCAGTTGAGGGTTGTAAGGGAGACCCAAGTTTTTGAGGTTGTTGTCACGGTAAAAACGCTGATATTGCGCCATATACTGAATGTTGGAACCTTTGATGATGTCCATGACATCTTCAATTGGTAGGGACTTGTACATGATATTCTCCTTGGTTGATGTTACTGTTCTATCAACCACAAAAGAAGTATAGCATAATGTGATATATGGTGCAAATTAATAGGTCGTAATTATGCACTATTTAATAAATTTGTTTCTTGTTTTTTGGGGTGATAGTATTATCACCCCAGCTTCTCATGGCAAATAAAAAAGGGGAGATTTTACTCTCCCCTTTAGAATCACTTGCTAATCCCCAGTATTTGCCTTATAATACGTCTCAATCCACCAAAAGCAATCGGGGTTTCTATGGTCTTATCTTCTTGTGCGACAATCTCTGGAGTCATGTCTTCTGTTTTACCAAGAAAATGAGCCTTGCTTATCCATTCATTCTTCCTTGAGTAGGTCATTTTTGGATGTAATGGAAAACCTTCAGGATTATTCTCACGAACCCAATCCTGATACTGCTTGAAGTTTTTGAATTGATGTGATTTTATTGCTTCTCTCACAACAGAATAAGGAAGAGAAACGCCCAATTTAGGGTTACCACGATGACGCTTCTGTTCCTGAACCGCTACCTGCATTTCATGAACAATTGACATTTTATTGTAGGACTTTCTTTTGTCATTGTGTGATTTTCATCACGTAATATAGTATACCTAATGCGTGTATTTATATCAACCAATTTATTCTTTTACTGGTAATTGTGGTATGTTTTATCTCGAAATATTGGGGTGATTATTCAATCACCCCATGCTCGATTTTCAAATAAAAAAATCCCCTCATATATTTCAATGAGGGGAGGAGTAGGACATGCAAAACACCAACCAACCAGAAACAATGGGCGATGAGGGACTCGAACCCCCACTCAAGGGATTATGAGTCCCCTGCTTTAACCATTAAGCTAATCGCCCAAAAGGTGGTATGGGATTTGCACCCATATCAAAGGCTTATGTTCCTCTGCTCTACTTAAGCTACCCACCAAATCATGAGAAGAATGTATCAAGGAGATACGAACTGGCAAAGGAGATTAAGACACACCCTTCTCATGCTCCCAGAAGCACCACCTTCTGGATTTTGTTCTCCACGCTGAAGTCGTCTTGAACAAACTAATAATACCCTTAATCTGTATATTCCGCCACACTTTTTCTGCTTTTTTGTTCGATTCCTTGATACTCAGAAAGATATTCAATATCACCATGGGAATCAAACTCTAATACAAGAAATTTGGGCTCGTATTTCTTTTCTTCTGTATGTTGTTCAATGAAAGCACTTAGATAATTAATATCTTCGAAAGACAACTTAATGATAATATCGTAATTATCTGTTATTTCGTAAAGTACAAATTTCATTTATCATAACCACTTTCCTCATGGTGTGATTTTGATTTAGCAAACAACATAAACGGGTAAAATATAATTCCACCAATAATTGCTATAATGAAATATATTATAAAATATAATGGCTCTAAATAAGTCCATGGGTTAATTTTTTTCTTCGACATTGAATCACCTCACTTGAAAACATTATATCACACTATCCGGAAATGCAAATTTTATTTTGAGTAAGAGAATTGGGGTTATAATATTATAACCCCATGCATAAAAAAATCCCCCAGAAAACACTACTAAACTGGGGGATAGCTCTCATTCTGTTTCAATATTGAATCCTACCCCAAAGGCAAGCCAGAATGAGAAAATTTTAAATTACCATATTCTTCTTGATATGCTTGCACTGCTTCCAAAGCAAATTGATATCCTTTAAGCTTATCTGATACCATTTCAAAATTAAAACCTAAGCTAACAAAAGTAAACCAATCATCTGGGGTAACATGATAAACAATTGTTACAAACCAATTATCATCATGGTTTTCTTTTGGATTTCTATACATATCAAAAGACAAAGTTAAAGGATGATAAAGTTTATTAAAACCATCTATTGTTGTTTTAATTTCTTCTGCTTGTTCTTTAGTCATGGTGTTTTAAAAAAGGAGAGGACAGGATTCGAACCTGCGAACGCTTTCACGTTAACTGTTTTCAAGACAGTCGCTATCGACCACTCAGCCACCTCTCCAACAAACTAATTATACCACATCTACAAGAACATCTTCAAGATAATTTTGAACATCTTCTCTTAATTCAATTAGGCAATCATCATGATAATCTAACTTTTCAGCCAGCATATCGAATAACTCAGCATCAGCCAAAAGCATTCGAAATCCTTCAAGTATGACTAACAAATCATGCTCGGTTTTCTCAGATAAATAATTAAGTGTATCGTTTGGCATTTTGTTTCCTCGAATTATATCACAACGATTTGTTTCAATTCATCTTCTTTTTCACATGGCTTCTCAGTGACAAAGTAAAAGTCTCGGTCAACCCACCCTAAGCCAAATGTAATAACTTCTCGATATCCTAAATTTCGTAAAGTCCAAATTTTGTCTGGAGATTGATTACATACAAAATCAAACTCTTCACCATATGTTTCAAAAGCATAACCCTCAAATGTGCTTGATTCTTCTATATGATTCTGAATTGGCTTGTATTTCTCCACCCATTCATCAAAAGTAAATACTCTCTTGATTGAAAGAATCTTCATGTCTGTAACTTCGCAAATACCAATCTCATAGTTGCTAATGAAGGTATTGATAAACTCTTCGGCAATCAATTTATCTTCTGTATTGATAGATTGAATGTAGCCATCCTTGACTATATTTTTAATTGGCTTACCGGGATATTTCCAACTAAACTGGACATGAATCTCAAAAGTGGGAGCAATAGTAGTGTTTTCCATATCCTTTTATATCACATATCAAAGACATATGCAAAAGAAAATCCCCTTCTTGTCGGAGAAGGGGATTGATTCACTTGGGGAGATAAGACAAGTGAAATGGGTCGGGTGGGATTCGAACCCACGACCAATGCCTTAAAAGGGCACTGCTCTACCTCTGAGCTACCAACCCAAACTAAAGAAAGAGGTTATGTTCTGCCCGACTTGGTGACATGTTAACCAGTAGCGATTTGAACAAAACTTACAATGATGACTTCATGACATGACTAAGATTACTCTTTTGTCTAACCTCTTCCAAGTCCTCCAGACGAGATTCGAACTCGTAAGGCTTGCGCCAACGGATTTTAAGTCCGTCGTGTATACCGTTCCACCACCGGAGGATAATCTATTATACCATGTCTTTGGCTGTACCTCGCCATCAACATATACATTATACCTTGATTATTTTGAAATAGGTGAAATATATGAAAATTATTCTGATCATTTTATTTATTGGGGTGATAATATTATCACCCCATGGGTAAAGCTTCAAATAAAAAAATATCCCCAGATTTCTCCGGGGATACTCTTGACAAATCAGGATTCTTATGAATTTGTAAATTCTTTATAAATCTTATAAGCATCCTCGTCAGATGTGAATTGCTTAAGGATAGCAAATATAGGATTGATTCGATGATGGTCATCAACATCCTTATAGAAACTTTTTAAAGCATTTCCAACTGCTGGTCGTCGATGGCAATAAAGCCATGACAACATAACAAGATATTGAAATCTTTCATCTGCCCAATTTGAGGTTATCTTATTATCAAGATTCAATTCGAGCTGGATTTCTGTCTTTGGTGCATCAGGGTCTGCCATACATACATTTGCATGGAAATCCCCGCAATCGCAACAGTCATTACAGCAATTGCATTCATCGCAATCGATTGAACAATAGTCACATTCAGAGCATTTACAGCATCCCTCATCATCAGAATCATCATCCCATTCTCGGTCTACATCATCATCATACTCTGTGGTGTAGCGTGATTCATAGGTGAGGTCTTCAAGCGGAACCTCATATTCCGCATGAACCATGTACTTGCAGGTACGCAGTTTCTGGCATTGGCAATCTGTTGGAATCGACACCACATCTGCTGGGTTGATTTCCACTACAACCAACTTGCCATTGGAAGGTCGGAAATCTCTGGCGTATTCAAGAGTGCCAGCATGGAAGCCGTAAGAGCATCCTACCTCTTTGTTATCATCCACCTTGTTGCGTGGCATTTCCAAAACTGAGTCTACAGTGTTGAGAAATTTACCAGTGTGAACATCAGTGTAGTCAGAACGCAATGCCTTGTAAGCAAGAAAGTTACCATTATCAGTGATTGGCAAGAACTTATGCTCAAGGAACGTGTACAGTTCATCTACTGCACGTTTGCTTGGATTCAAATTTAACTTGGTGATAAACTTGAAGATAGGGACACAATCAAGTTCCATTGACAAGTAATCAAGGATACGATTTGCGACAAGTGTAGAGATTGGCTCTCCGCTGACAAAGACGTTGCCATCCTTAACCTCAATCTGCTCATACTTGGCATAGAGTTTCTTGAAGGCTTCAGCAGGATTTACAATATTGCGAAGAGATTCCCAGTCTTTGCTTTTATATGCGTTTAGAGCAGATTGGAAATTTGGCTCAGATACAAAAATCTTGTATTGCTTGCCGTCAAGGAATACAGTAAGAGACCCTGAGATTGGGTCAGTGTTGTGAATGACTGGTATATTATCCATTTTTCTCTCCATTATTTTGCTAACAGACAATGATACCATATCTCTTTATACCACTGCAACAAAATATTTTTTATATAGGAAAAATTTATTTTATTTGCGAGCTTTCTCATTGGGGTGGTAAGACTACCACCCCACATCGGGGTTGACAAATAAAAAAAGGGTGGAAAAGCTCCACCCTTCTGAACAGGTATTATTTGAGGAAACCTACCTGTTCATAGCCTCTATGTACTCCTTAATGTACGGAATTGAACCGCTATGTATCTGTGTATACTTAATTAAGGGGTACTTTGACCTTAATTCTTTCAATTCATTGACAATTTGCTTCTCTTTTGTCAAATCATATCTAAAATTGCAGTTGATGAACAAACTTATCGTTTGAATTGCTTTAGTATCATCATAATTGTAGTTATCAAAGTCTACAATGTCCTTAAAGTTGAATGGGTCATTATCTAAGTGAGCAAATGAATCATACAACGAGCGTGTATCAATATCAATATAATCATGGATGTAACCTCTGGAAGCACTATCCTTGAATGATTGTGGCAAATTATCTATGACCTCTTGCACGTAAACTTTAAGGTGTTTCCAGCCAGCACCCAATTTTGATGAATCACTATCTCGGATGCCATACAAGGTGATTTCATGTCCCAAGTCCTTAAGAGATTCAAGCACCTTGTACATCATATGTGGAGAGAAGCCTTCGACATTATAATTGCTAATCTTGATGTATACGCCTGTTCCAAGTTTGAAATTAACACGGGTCTTTTGCCATGCATCTCTTGGTTGATTATTATATCTGTCACCTACAAACTGATAAGCATCATGATTGGACGCTGTTTTCTCACGTTCAATCTTTGGTAGTTCAATTGTCGCAAGGTCTATGATGTTTGCGCCGATGATTTCAGGATGATTGATAAATTCATTGTATGTGGCTCTATCTTTGCATTCAACAGCATACAACAAATCAGATGAATGATTGTCCAACTTAATCCGCTTTTTGATTGAGCCAGATGTTACGTCACCTTTACTGACATAAATTACAGTCCGGGATGTATTGTAAATTTTCTCAACAGCCTCAAACTTGTTCTCATTCAGTCTCTTGGCTGTGATGAGTGGAATCTTTGGTACATCAGTCTGGTTTGAATCACACAGAATGCCATCTTTTGTGTAGCCAGTCAATAATCTTTGGAATTTGGATTTCAGATTGGAAAATCTTACTTTTGTATTCCAGATTGTGTCGGAAGAATCCATCTGGCTAACAAGGTTTTGCTTAACGTCATCAGATACATTGATTAACGAATTACCAATCCAATTGATGGTTTTCTCACACAAGTCCAAAGATTCACGGGAAGCAGATGGTATTACATCACCTATCTTTGCATACAGAACAATTTTTAATGAATGTTCAGTCAGGCTGTTAATTGCATCTTTGAAATGCGGGTGATTCTCAAATGTCTCAGTGGTAAAAGGATATGCAACATTTCCCATCACAACAAAATGTGTGTCGTAGGAATTGATGATATCGTACCCATCACCATGGATGTGAATATTGAGATTCTCTTCTAAAGACCTTTGGACATATGCGAGATTGATAACAGGCTTTGGACTGAAAAATTTCAATTGTTTCGTGATGGCATTCTCAAACTTATAACAATCAAAACGTGCTACAGGAATTTGAATTTCAATTCCAGTCTCAGTGGTGGGATTCTCTTCTACCTTCATGACCTTACCGATGCCAGAATCATCAATGTATGCAAGGTAATTTTTCTGCATACCTTGATTGTAAGATATGATGGTGAATGAATCAGTGTAAGAGAATGCAGACTTGGAACCCAGACCCATCATTCCTACTTGGTCATTTGTGTTACGCTTTGTGGATTCACCATAGGATGCATAGATGTTGAAAATCTCATCTTCTGACAAACCATAACCATAGTCACGAATGCAAAGCAATTGGTGGAATGATGTTGGGCACTTGATTGAAATTGGAGTGTCTTTGATGCCAGCTTGAACGTGAGCATCGTAAGCATTTGTGCAATATTCACGAATGATTGCACCAGCCTTGTCAGAATACAAATTGTTGCGTAGGATAGAAAAGATATGTGCAAGGTTCTCTTGCTTAACAGTAAAGAACGATTCTGTCATCGTTCCATTGACCAAAACTGTGGCTCTCATGTCATCAACTATCATAGTGGTTTCCTCAATCTGAATTATATCACCTCATACAAGAGATGCAAGAAAATTTATTTTATTTGACATGGATATTTTGGGGTGGTAGACCTACCACCCCAATGGGCGGAGCTGCAAATAAATTATTTTTAAGCAGAATAATCCCCTTATAAGCGTGTTATAAGGGGATTTAGTGTCACTTATGCAGGTTTTAGCCTATATAAGCGTACTGTTGCACTACTTTTTCCTTCAATTGAGATGCATTATCGGCAATTCTGCCCCATCTCTTGCTTATTGCTTGCAAATCTGCATCAATAGCAGGTGAAAGTATCAAGGAAGCGGTTATTTCCATGCTTTCACGGGTAGAACCCTTGTAAAGTTGTGCAGAACGTGTCAATCCATTGACAATCCCGAATGCAGAACGGTCATGTAGTTGACCATTCGCTTCAGTTAGGGATTCCATGTATCCCTTGTGCCATGCACGACCCTGCTCTATGGTCATACCATTGTCACGGGAAAGTTGTGCAATCACCTGTAATGGATTCTCAACCTTAACGTGTTTGGAATGTCCAAGCAAAGTCAAAAGGTCATTACCTTGTGTCAATGCTACCTTGACGGCATGATTGACCTTTTGTTGCAATTCTATGCGGTCAATGTTGCCAAGGTGCTTTTGATTAATTTGGATACTGGAATCCTGCCGACCCCAAATCATACCGTTAAGGCATATAGCACGGAAGAGGAACGGGGAGATGTTGAAGGTAGAATTCTTAATCTCACTGTTCCTGAATGCAATGCCAACACCGTAGTCCGAGTCAGGTTCGCTCTTCATGTAATCGGGCAAAAGCACGTTACCAAAGATATCATCGCCATCATTGGATATGTGAGACGCAAGAGCATCAGATAATGATGGCAAAGAATTTGCTATCATCTCCATTGCCTCATGGTTATCAATCACGCCATAACGACCTGATACAACAGCTCGTACAGCATCGTTGCCATTATCATCTTGGCGGACACGAACACGGAATTCCCTTGATTCCTTGCCATCGTCTTTCCAGTTTTGTTCACGACGATTCAATTCAGAATTGACAAATCTGGTCAAGTCTTCATCATAACCACGCTCTTCTAAGAAAGAAACCATGGACGATGGAATGTCAGTGAATGACCGAAGCGAATTGAGACCAGACTTTGTAAGGGTCATGCCATTGGTCAGGGTCGAAGCGTCCTGAAGGCGTACATCAGATTCTGGTTTGACATAGTCAAACTTGGTCTTGGATTGTTCCTTGACAGTCTCAATGAAATCTGCAAGTGGTGAACACTTGTCCTGCCATACCTTTGCGACATGGCGATGTGTTGCTGTAGACTGAAGACCGATAGCGTTTACCCAATTGCCATTGGCATCTTGCTTTGCGGTAGCACCATCTTTTGGTTGCAGGGATTGTACAGCCGTGAAAACGGACTGGTTAGGCTGTACTTTGACTGGCGCATCGTCCAGTTCAAGGAATGAAAATTTGTTATCTGACATAATAGGCTCCTCCATGAAACCGATATAGAATATTATCATTCCGGTATACTCTATGCCAGTAAATTTTAATGAAGTGAGCTAAAAAAAATAATTTATTTGGAAAAAGATGGGGGGCCTCAAACACCACAGATCAAATAAAATATTTATTTTATTTGAGGCCCATCCCTTGGGGTGATAGAACTATCACCCCAGTTTGGAATTGCAAATTAAAAATTTTAAAAGCCTTCAGGAAAATCATTATCATCATTGTAGTATTCAGCATAATGATTAACGAAAGGATTCATGTTATTATAAGATTTGGTATCTTTTGGATAGCAAAGCCAAAACTCACCTCTATTAAAATAATTTAGATTCTCAGGAGTAATGTCAGGCAATCTTTTTAAATGATCAGAATTAGCCCACCAAAAATTTCCAGAATAATGTGGGATAGAAACCATGTAGGCTCCTGTGTCTAAATATTTTCCATCAGCTGTAACATCATTTATAAATTGAATTTTATTTTCTGTTTGTTGATTGTACTCTTCTTGTCCGCCAGTAAAATGTCCGCCAGCTGTATCAAAATTATTAAGGGCCTCAGCACATTCTCTCCACTTGTAAATACAGTTCAAGTCCATGTATCTTGTCCAGGCCATCATTCTTCTTCTAATGATGTATTGGTTATGAGATGTACCTTTTGTATGTGTGTATAGTATTTTCTTATTAGACTCGAAATTTAATGCTCGATTTTTAATAAAATTAAGAGTGGCTGGTTCTGAGCTGAAAGAATGATCTGGATGCTCGAAAATTATAATCCTCGAATCTTGTTGTTTGAGCTGCTCGAAATATTTTTTATCGTCTTCTCTTAAACCAGAAATAGGGATGAATAGAAATTCTAATTCATCCCATAGGCCAGAGAGCTTTAACTTCTCGATTTTCTGATTGATAATTTGTTGGTAATTATTTCTACAGTAAGTGTGAATGTAGGCTTCCATAGAAATTAATTATACACAATGTAAGGAGTATGTATTCCCATGTAAGCTCCCATCACATTGTAGTCTACCCATTCAATCGCATCTTGTTCTGGGTCATGTTCTGGGTCTTCGGATTCTGTGTCTCGAAATTCTTCAGTAAAAGAAGCAATTAATTCATCATAAGAATACATTGGAACTTCTACCCATTCGTCTTCTCTTTTAATTCTTGCGACACCAATTAGAGCAGAGTCATGATTTGTTTCTTGACCTATATATAATGCCTCTGGATTATGCTCCTCTAAATAGGTTCGAATTTCTTGTGCTTTAGACATTGCAATCGTTCTCCGGTTCTATCTCAATTGTATCATGCTCAAACTCGAAAATTCCAAACTGCTCGAATTCATCTGGTGTGGTAATAATTTTTTCTTTACCATTGCAGAGTACTCGAAAACAAATTATTGGTTCGACAATCCAGTTTCCATATTCGTATCCATCTCCTGTGGGTTGCATGAAATTGGATACATACTGCTTTGAGGTGACAGTGAATTTGGTATAATGCTCTGTCAATTCTTCACCGGGCAATTCAACATCAAAAGTGGGTAGGGGAGTTGGTTTCATACCTTATTATATCACTCAAATGTTTCATCTTCTACAAATGAGAAATAGATTTTTACATTGAACTTTTCATTCTTCTTGTATTTCTCTTTAGCTCTGAAATACATAACAGTCCATCCACTTGTTGAAGCGTACAAGAAATTTGATTTAACTTTCTTTCTGTCTCGAAGCAATGTATCATATAAATATTCAATGGTCTCAACTTCTTTTAAATAATTAAATTGAGGATTGATTTCTAATGCTTGTCTGATTTGTTTGATTCTGTCTTGATAACCACAGAGATATTGGGTCAAGGTATCAAGTTTTTTATTTTCTTGTTTTGTCATTGTTGCTTCTTCTGGAAAAAATAATAACTGCCAAGCTTTGTATGCTCTATCCCTATTGTATCAAGGTATGCGAAGAAATCACCTTGGCTTTTCTCAATTATGTTAACTCTTGGAAAGTCTGGGATTTCCTCATTAATAAAATAAACATGACAATGAATTTTTGCGTTCTCTGATATATAAGTTTTCAAGGAGACAAAATTCTTAATTGGTTCTAAGCTGAGTGATAAAATAATTAAACTCGAAATTAAAGTTGTCATAGTATACCTTGTGCCTTAAGTTCTTTTATGCTATTAAAGATTTGTTCGTTTCTCAAATTGCGTCTTTGAGCCAATAATACTTTTACATATTGATACGCAAGATGTTGATGCTTAGAGCGATAAATCTCAACATCATTTTCCTCAGCTGTAAAATCCTCGCCAATTTGATAGAGCTTAAAAGGGTCAATGTTAGTTCTTGTTTTAATTAGTCGCTTCATCTTCACCCTCAAAATAATCTGACTCAATTAGAGAAGAAGATTTTAATTCTTCAACGATTCCTGGCTGTTGAAATAAACCTTGCATGAAAGCTCGAATAATTAAATCTTTTGTTTCGTCATCATACTCTTTTGAAAGTTCATCTCTCAATCGGTCTGCCATAGCTCGAATCCACTTCAAGTTTTCCATACTCTATTATATCACATCAAAAGGGGAGACTCGAAAATCTCCCCTCGAAAAAGTTTAGTCTTCTTGGTAATATTCACCACACAAGACAATCCGACAAATGTATCCTGAATGTGTATCTAAGGCTTGATGCACTACCTCATCGATATAATCAATTTGCACTTCTGGATTGAAATCGTTTTCAGAGTGTACAGCCATGACCACTTCAGTATCTTGGCTGTATTGTGGATATTTAGCCTCGATTTCTTGTAATTTTTTAATTAACTCTTGGATGCTCATACTTCCTCATCCTCGAAAAGACATTCCCAGTTTTCTCGTCCACCCCATTTGCCACATTCTACTGCTTCCTTGAAAGAATCATAGGACAATGGGTATTCAATATTTCCATTTTGAAATATATATTCATAATGGAAATCGCTTTCAAGACTTCCGGCAATCAACTCGAAATTTGCAGTCGGATATAATTTTGATAATTCCACTGCAAACTGATTTGGACTATCCCAAGGAGAATCAAAATAATAGATGATGGTGTTGAAATCTTCAAGTTCTTTGGATTTACAATTTGAAGCATCCCACTTAACACCCCAGTTTTGGACGTGCCAATCGTACCAGTTTGTGTATCCTGTCTCTTCTTGTGCTTTGAGATTTTGAATAATTTCTCTGGCACATTGAGCATCCCATTCATCACCTGCAAGAGCAATTCCCTCAAGAGTAATAAATTTTGTACCCTTACTGTTATTTACTCCAGCAATAAAAACATCAGGTTCAGTATGAGGAGAGCGTGTGCCTTCTAACACTGAAGGCATAGGGAAGAAAGAATCGTAAAGAGATTCGACGTTTGCCTTCTCTTTAAAGGCATTGTACTCTTCGTCTGTGTTGAAGGTACAGGTGAGTTGGTTGAAAACCCAGTTAGGCATTGTAGGGACTACCTTTCTTTATCGTACATCTTGAATGTACATGATGTTATATCATCTGATACTGTAAATTGCCAATAGTTTTTGGATAAATTTCGTTTGTAAAAATGGAAGCCTTGATACTCTAAATGGTAAAAATTAAAAGTAACAAGCTCCCATTTGAATATTTTGGTTTCTTTGGCTATTTGTTTAGCCAGAGATAACTTCACCAAACTCCGCATCATCATAGCGGACATTTGTTATGCTATGATTTTCCATGACATCATACTCGGTGATTGTTTCATGTCCCCAAGCCCCACCTTCAGCAACGATACACATTTGGAGCATATACAAAATATCGTTAAACTCTAACGCATATAATTTACCTGCAACATCGTAATGAGGGATAACATCATCAGGGACTTGCATGGAGCCTCTAACATTGAAGTGTACAGTTTTCATAACGTATTATATCACCTTGGATACATTGCGCTAAAAAATTAATTAAGGAATATCATGGGGAGCATGCGCAAGCTCCCCATGAATCTTGAAATATAAAAGCCCTACATTCTATATTTCAAGGCACAATTGGGATTCAAGGCAAGAAGACCAATAGCGGGAGTTCTTGTGACCCTGTAAAATATCCCAATATAAACATCTTGTTATGTAGGGTGATGTGTCCATTCGTTTAGATTTTTCTATCCAAATGTTTTCGCCGTTGATATATTCGGATACATCTTTTTTGCTATCTGCTTTGTATCCTTGAGTGTTTAGACCCAAAGCACGAAGCATATGCACGTCAAGACACACCACCTCTACATTATTTGGATAGCAAAGTTCAAGGGCAAATGATACTTTAGCCAATCCAATTCCTTTTAAGTTAACAGCGAGTCGGTTTCTCAAATCTACCCAAGACTCACTGCTCGATTTTTCAAAATTATCAGGATTCTCGAAATACTTATTTTTGAAATCCCATATACTTTCGGTGCGTTGATTGTGACAACCACCTTTAGAGATATATAATAATTCTGCGAGTTTGGTTTTATCGTTTATCCATTGCTCGAAATTTTTGATATGGTTGTAAGTGCGTACATTACTCTGCCATGTAGAATGTATCGATGTATAAGCAAACAGCCATCTTCTAAAAATCTCATTGCGGTTTGTTGGTGAAACAGATTTCCAATATTCTTCATAACTCGAAATCTTGCTTTGATGCTTGATTGAAAAAACATCCTCGAAATTCATGTCGTCTCTCTTTAGTAGGGTTTGAGATACAGAATATTACCATGGTGTGTTTAGTGTGTCAAGGGGAATATTTAGCATTCCCCTTGACCTGCCATAGATGGAGGGCTATGGCATATCTAAATATTTCAATAAACGCTGGAATTCAAGTAAATTCATTTGGTCTCGGAAAGCATTTAGGTAAGGATATTTTTCATATATCTGCCCTAATTCTTTTGGAGGATTAAACTTAAAAACATCAAGCTCGAAAATCTTCTTTACATTGGCTTGGAAAATATCAAACAAGGATTGTCTCTTTTTGTAATTATCCATGTGCGAATCAAGATAAGATAATACAGGATGATAAGCAATTAAATCTTTTTGGAAGTTTGTCACTTCCATAAAATATTCATAGTCTCTAACATCATCAGGGTTTTTCTTTTTCCAGTCGTTTATCTGATTAATAATATAATCCTTAAACTCAATCCATGTAGGCTGTACTGTTTTCTTTAAGTCAGCAGTTTTCACCCCATAGATTTTTGGAAAGGGAATACGGAGCCTATCAAAGTCATCTAAAACATTATTAATAAATCTGTTCTCTTCATAATGTTTTGGTTTGAAGCTTGATATCTCTAAATATATAGCATCAGAGGGAGGTGGAGTTTTTGCCGGAACCCATGATGTTACGTTATGTTGAGAAATACGAACAAACTCATACACTTCAGCTTCTTGACTTTTGTATACTGTTTGAACTGTTGCAGGTTTTGGTAACGATTCTAAATCTATGAATGTTGCACCTATGAAAGAACTATAGTTTTTAAAATTCTCAATATCTTCTTTATTTTTGAATTTTAAAATTGCATATTTGACTTGTTCTGGGGATGCCATTCTTTCAGCATAGTCTGACACTCTCTTGTTCGCATATGTAATTTTTTTAGATTCATCATACATAACAAAGACTGTATTGCTTGTCAAATATACTTTATCTTTTGGGAATGGATAAAGTAAATCTGACGTAACCATTTTGATATCTGTAATTCCAAATGTGTCTTTGTGAACTGCATAAATCCACCTCGAAATATCAGATGGCATGATTGAATGGAACAACTCATCAAATTGAAAAGCGATACAATGTCTTTCCCATTTATTAGAGCAATTACCAAAATCATCTCTAAGCTTTTCAATTAATTCTATTCGAATATTGTATAGAGCTTTGAAGATGAATTGCTTTGTTAGTTCATTAAACTCTAACGATTCACGAGATGCAGATGGTTTCATGCTACCAATAGGAACATCTACAACCAAATCTAATCTTGCTAAATTTTGTAAGAGGGACAAATCAATATTGATTTGGCTCTTAATTTCTTTTGTGTCAGAAATGTATGTGACATTTCCCATGACAAAATAAATTTTTGGTTCATAATGCCAATGTTTTCTTTTGGATTCTACAAATTTCCAATATGTACCAGATATTGTTGTCTTATGTTTAGGGATAGAAACATTATAATTTACAAACTCTGGTCTATAGTCGATGAAAGAGAAAAACTCAACCATCTTATCTTGAAGCCTCGAAAAATCATCCTTGGCTATGTGGATATGAATAGATAATCCAGTCTCATCTGTTGGTTTGGAATATACAGTGGAAATTGTACCTACATTCGTTTCATCAATATAAGCTTGATATGTTGTTTCAATTCCTTCATGCCTCGAAATAATAGTAAAGGAATCGGTATAGGCAAAAGCAGATTTACTACCAATACCAAGCATACCAGTATAGGAATTGGATTGTCTTTTTGTTGAAGCACCATAAGAGGCAAATATTTCAACAATATCTTCTGGGGATAAACCTTTGCCATAGTCTCTAATAACTAATTCTTTAGAGAATAATGTTGGCATTGTGATAGATATTGGTTTTTCTACATTTGCTTCAACATGGGCATCAATTGCATTCGTGATGTACTCTCGAATTATTGCGAGTAATTTATCTGAATACAATTGGTTACGAAGAATTGAAAAGATATGGGCTACGTTCTCTTCTTTAATATTAAAGAAAGATTCATTCCCCATTCCTGATTTTTCAATAGGGGCATTCTTATCCGCTATAATCATGTGTTGTCGCCTCCATACGACATTTGGATTATATCATGTTAGAAAAGGGAAAAGGGATGTGAAGATTCTCACATCCCTGAAGATTATCGTACTGTTTGAATTTTCTGCAGTGCGATGAGCGCTTCTAAGGTGGTATCAATATTGATGTAAGCATAGTGATATTCACCAATTGATTTTAATTCATCATCACCATAAAGAGCTGATATCACGGACAAGGGTAGAAATTTAATTTCTACACCCTGGGAGCGAAGGTTAGGTATATCATCCACATGAACTTTTGAAATGATTGTCATTTCCTGAATCCTTTAGTTTTATTTTATGAGAGAAAAATGCAACCAGCAGGACTCGAACCTGCGGCCAATTGCTTAGAAGGCAATTGCTCTATCCACTGAGCTATGGTTGCTTACCGATATATTGTACCATCTTTTTTCATGATACAAGCCCTAAAATCGATTTATTTAAGTAAATTCCTCGAAAAATTAGGTAAGCTTAGGAGAGGAATCGAACCCCCAACAATCATATTACAAGTATGATGTTCTACCATTGAACTACCTAAGCAAATTTTCCGGTAGAGATTCGAACTCCAATTAAAGGCACCAAAAACCTCTGTCCTACCATTGAACGACCGGAAAATACATAAATATTATACCTCGAAAACTTGAATAAATAACATGTATCTCTCTAAATCCTCGAAATATAAATAGCCTGTAGGGGTATCGAACCCCTGGTCTCATCCGTGAAAGGGACGCATCTTAACCACTCGACTAACAGGCCTTAAATTATAAAACTCCTCAAACTGGATTCGAACCAGTGACCTAACGGTTAACAGCCGTTTGCTCTACCGCTGAGCTATTGAGGATCATGGGAGCGGGAGGGGGATTTGAACCCTCGACCTGCAATTTATGAGACTGCCGAGCTACCAGACTGCTCTATCCCGCACCATCCTTAATATTATACCTCGAAATTCTAATGCTGAAACGTTAGATCTTAAAAATCTTGTATTTATTCCAAAATTTCATAAATTCTTCAGCTCTCAAACATGCATTATATGACTTTCCATCCACAGTGGCCAGCAATGTATAGGACGCATATGGTATATTGTTTATGAAAATTGAAAGATCGCCGTTCTCATCTTTGAAAACAATTTCTTTCCCATTCTTAAACTCTCTAATAGAAATTAAATTTGCTGCCTCTAAATACTCGAAAACCTTATTATTGTCAAGAACAATTTCTTTTATCAATTCAGTTGTCATTCTCAAGCCTCCTAAGAATATCCAAAATTGCAATATCCTTATTCTTTAGTTCCACATCAAACAAAACTTCCTTGCCAAAATTTTCAGGCAAATAGTCCGCCATGTCTTTGTGAGCTCTTCCATTATTCTTACCTTCAGAATAATGGAATATTGGTACTATATCACGCCAGGTTTCATATGCATCAAAAAAAGCATCATACTCAGAAATTCCATTATTTAACATTTGATGATGCAGATTATCAAATGTTACCGGGATACCATGAGGCTTGTAAAAATATTTCTTTAAAGCTGCAACATCCCAGGTAATTCCAGTGTCATTATTTTCAAGAACTAAACGACTCTTAACACCATCACTCAAGCGCTCGAAATTCTTCATAAAAATATTAGAAAGATCCGCAGCATTTCCTTCTTTTCTTATGTGAATATTTAAAGGATTATAATGGCCCTTCTCTAAACCCAAACGCTCGAAAATCTCAGCATGTTGTTCAAGATCTTTAATTGAATTATTAATTACTTTATCATCCTCTGAAGTTAAAGATATATACTCAGATGGATGTGCACTTACTCGAATTCCTGTTTCCTCTATTGCTTTTTTAACTTTAATAATTTCATAATTAATAAAACCAAAATTAGGCATGTCCTCTAAAGCAACATTCACTTCCGGATGATTTATTACAGGACAAAGATCACTCGAAATTCTATAGCCCTTAATTCCTTTGGCTGCACAATGTCTAATAATTTTTTCGCTCACGGAAAAATTATTAGCTACAATACCAGACAGCTTCTCTAATGACTCTTCTCTTGGTTTGCTCGAAAAACTCTTAAAAGTCATGGTCCGAAATTTATGGCCTTCTTCAGCTAATAAATTCGAAATGCAGCACAGGGATAAGTTCATAAAGTATTGTATCATATGCAGGAAAATTCAAAAGCGATATCGAAAACCAAAATATCATGAATCACGAAATATTAAAGAAGATTGGTTATAATTCTGTTGCCCTCGAAATGCTTTTAAAAAGAGAAGCTCAAATCAATACAGATATTTTAAAACCAGAACAAGATGATTCAGACTTCGAAATGCTATATGAGCTACAAGAGAAATTTTTAAATATCATGGAAGAGGTACGTACTGCAGATATACCTCGAAAAACTGAAATATTAGATTTAATGGAACAAGCTTTCGACATTATTTCAGAAAGCAAAAACGAAATAGAATAAAAAAAGAGGAGATCTAAATCTCCTCTTTTTTTTCATTGTAGAAAATGGTAAAATCTCCTAATGTTATTTCTTCTTTCTCTACCAAAATATCATAACACACTTGACAGAAGAAATTAATATTGATCTTGTATTTCATTTCTCCATCTTCAATATATTCATCACAAAAATTATAAGGTCTCCACTCTACCTCTATTTCTTTTTCATGACAACATTCACAAAGATTATTAAGTTTTTCTTTTCTCATCAAAACAACATTATCAACTAATTCTTTTAATTTTTCCAAATAAGAAAACATTTCATATGGATTATTAAACATTACACCATCACCGCCATATCTAAATCTAATTGTATTTGTCTCATGATCGGAATAAAATCACTTACCTCTATTCCTTCATCCAATAAAAGCTCGAAAATTCTTAAGGCATTCTTTTTCTCTATGTCAATTAAATGATCAGAATAATAAAGACGAACATAATCAATTAATAAATCTTTTAACAACATATTTTTCTTTTTCATTTTATCCTCGAATTTCTATCTTTGAATGGCACGTACCTCAAACCTAAATTGTTCGATAAATAAATAATTGAATCCCGATATATTTCTCTATTTATACAAGTTACATTCTTAATATCTAAAGCCTCAACATCCATCTCGAAAATCAAAAATGGCTGATTGTAGAAATATAACACAAAATAAAAATCATTATCATTTTCAATTTGCCACACCTCTAAAGACTCAATCCTCGAAAAATCAATTGGCAGCTCACTATAAACAAGAAATGATGGATGAATTTTTTGCCCATACAATAAAGCAAAAAATTCTTCAATATTACTTTTCTTCTTCTCTAATTTAAAAAGATCATTACTTGTCATTTTTAATATTCACTCCAAAACTCTTTAAATATTTTCTGTCAATTTTTGGAAAGCCAGTAATTATAATGCTATCATCAAAGCTCGAAATCTCAATCTCATGGTCGAACTTTAATTCTTCCTCTTTTATTTTATTAGAGAAAAAATAGAACTGTTGATTTGAGCTTCCTCTCAAATCAACCCCAATATTTAATTCATCAACATACTTACCATCAATCAAAACATCCACATACTCTAAACACTTTTTTCTTACTGGATGTTGCTCGATTTGCTCTTTTGTATATCCAGAAAAAACAATCACTCCTTTCTTATAATTTTCACCACTCAAAAGAAATAATAAAGAAAGTAAATCATCCTCTTGCTCAAAAGGATCTCCACCAGTAATTGTCACACCATCTAAATCTTGATAATTTTTTATTAGCTCGAAAATTTGATAAGGTGACAAAATCTTATTGGGACTATAACTCCATGTCTCAGGATTAAAACAATTCTTACACTTCTTAAAACATCCTTGAGTCCATAATGTAAATCTATTGCCAGGACCATTAACCCTCGAAATACTATAACCGTGAATATTCATAGGCTCACAATTTTCCTTATATAGTTGTTATAAAAGTTGAACCTAAATTGAACTTTATAATTTTAACAACATTAGAAACATAACACTCGAAAAATAGGTTCAACAATTTACTGTATAAAAAACACAGGAAGATGAGCCTACGTTTGGTGTTCTGTTGATCTCCTTTTGTGTATGAAAAGGCTCATCTTCTTATTTTTTGAATTTTTTGAAATTCGATGCAGGAAACTTTTTTAGCAGTGTAGAATAAGATATATTACCGCTAAAATTTATATTTGAATTTTATAATTGTTCATCGGTTTTCAAATGCCCCGATGATTTGAAATTCATGTCGGTCAAAATTCCCCAATAAAATTGTAATTTCTCTATGTAGAAATTAAGATAATTTAATAACCTTGAAGCTAAATCAAGGTTATTATTTTTTTAAGTACATGTATTATCTATATTGTGAATGATATAGGCAGTATAGGATATATATCTTGTATTGGGATATTGTTTTGATATATAAGGATAAAAAGCTTAATAAGGTAATAATATAGGTGTAATATTACCACTGAGTCACCACAAAGTCTCCACCTACACTCCACCAGAATGTTATATTAGTTTTTATAGTTAGAATTTAAAGTATAAAGAGTATAATTTTAGCCTGGAATATAGCTTTTGAAATGTTGTAAGGCTATATTACCAGGCTAAGGTATTATTGACAACTAAACTGAGATTATTATTCCTCTTATAGATTTTTTACATTACTGGGTTTGAAATAACGGTAGATCAAAAGTTATATCTACATTATCTGGAGCGTATATAATTGGTACTTTGAGTTTGTCTTTTCTAAGGTATTGGAATGGTGTATTTCCATGTAGCCAGAAATTTCTTTTAGCCATATCTTGGGTAGTGCATGGTAAATTTATTCTGTATATATTTGTATCATGTACATTTGCGAAGATATACCTCATGGCTGCTTCTGGTGATGAGGGGCATAGTTTCTTTTTAACTTCTTCTATTATTTGATCCATATAAGTTTGAAATATTTTGGCAGCACTTTTATTAGCGATTACAAATAAATCTCCAAGTCCTATACCATCAGCATCTCCATATATTGGTGTTGCTAAAGCTGGTTTTGGATTATCTAATAAAGATTTTACTTCATCAAAATTTGCATCACCGATATATAGATTGTCGTATCTGGTTTTAATGTAATAAGTGTGTTTGAGATTTACTTCCTGAAAAGTTTTTTGCATAATGTAATAATGTTTTGTCCAATTAAAAAGTATGCTTTCAAGTCTTTCTCTTGGTGTATCTCTTTCATTGTCTTTGATCATTTTTCTAATAAAATAATTTCTGAATTGAAGCACCAAATATTGTAAAGTTTCATCATCAAAAGTTGGTTTAGAAGAATCTCCAATTATCATGTTAGCATTAATTTGTTTTAAATCATTTTGATATTTTTCGTATTCATAATCCCAAACAAACATATAAACTTCATCATGTGGAAAAAGGTCTAATTGTTTTTGTATTTTTTGAAGTGGTGTTTGATTTTCTTCAAGTCTTAATTGACCTGTAAATATGAGAGCTGTAGTGGGTTTAAAATTAAAGTCCATAATAATTTTATACAATAGGATTTTTGTAATATCCGGGCAAGTACAGATTGTCTTTTCCTATTATTTCTCCATGTTGTATTAGTCCATGGTAGATATAATTATTCTTTTCCATATGTTGTGTTGTGCAGAAGAAATTAAATCTATATATATCAGAATGGTTTAGATTTTTAAAAATATATCTAATTAGGAATTCGGCATTTACGGGGCTTAATTCATTTTGTAAGTGGTGGATAAAAACATCATAATAATTTTGAAATATTTGATTAGCTTTATTATTTGTTATTGTCATTAAATCTCCAAGTCCAATGCCATGTAGATCTCCTCCAAAAGGGGTGGAAATTATGGGTAAATTTTCATTATAGAATTGAGATAAGGGATTTATATTGAATGGTGCTAAATATTTCAAATCATAGCGTGTTTTTATGTATATATTGGAATCTGATTTTATGTTTTGGAAGATGTGTTGTATTTGGTAATATTGTTTTATTAGTCTGGTAAAAAAATCAATATTGTCTTTTGTTAGTTGTAGTGGTGTATTTGTATTTGGTTGTTTATTGATTTGTTTTTGAGATAGTAATATTTTTTGATAATCAATTTCGGGCAGGTTTTCATTTAGTGTTATTGTTTGTAGGTTTAGTGAATCAATTTCATTTTTGTATTGTTGGTATTCATTTTGCCATAGGAAGAGAATTGTTTCATTTGGTTTTATGTGATTGATGTGGTATTGGATTTTGTCTATTGGATTTTCTTCATTGATAAGTCTTAGTTGTCCAGTGATGATGAGTGTTGTTTTCATTTTATTTTATAATCGGGCAAGTACAAGTTATCTTTTCCTATGTATTCTTCTTTATAGTTTAGTCCATGTTGTTGGTAAAGATTTCTATTAGCGTGGTAGATTTTTTTATTATTGAGATGTTTTTCATTTGTAAGGATAAAATTAAATCTATATATATCAGAGTGGTTTAGGTTTTTGAATATGTATCTAAGTGCGAGTTCATTATTCATTGGTGTTGTTTGAGAGTTTAATTCTTCTATATATGTTTGGTAATAATTTTGAAATATTTTGTTAGCTTTATTGTTTGTGATTGTTATTAGGTCTCCGAGTCCAATGTTGTTATAATCTCCGCCAAAAGGTGTAGCTATTATGGGATTATTTTCATGAAAGAAATTATTTAGTAATATTTGAATTTGAAAATCATTAAGGTAAATGTTGTCATATCTTGTTTTTACATATGCGTTGGAAGTTTCTTTTATGTTTTGAAAAGTGTATTGTAGGCTATATATTTGTTTAAGTATATTGATAAGAAAATTTTCATCACAATTATCTTTATTATATTTAATTTTTGCATCATGTTGTCTATTTAGTGCATTGAGCATATTTTCTATAGTTGATTCAGAATATTGGGGCATATTTGAATCTCCAACAATAATGGGTAAGTTAAGGGAATCTATATCAGTTTTATGTTGTTGATATTCGTTGTCCCATAGGAATAAGATTGTGTTATTTGGTTTTATATGATTTATATGATATTGGATTTTATCTATTGGGTTTTGGTTTTCTTTTAGCCTTAATTGTCCTGTGATGATTAGGGTTATTTTTTTATCCATTTTAATTTTTGTACAGGTTGGTGGTGGTTTGTTTTTATAATATTATTTGTATTATGAAAAACATTTTTGCTTCTATTAATTGGCTTGGTGAAATTGTAGGAATGGGTTTAGCTCCTGACAAGTATTTAGCTGTCAGATTAAGGTC